TCAAAATCCGATATAATTTGCAAATTTTTCGGCAGTTTTCTCTCTAGCTGATTTAGTAACATGAGTATAGATATCCATAGTTGTTTTTATGTTTTCATGACCTAATCTATCTTGAACCTCTTTAATACTTGCACCACTCTCAAACAATAGAGAGGCGTGTGTGTGTCTGAATCCGTGTGGCTTAATTGGTGGAAGATCGTATTTCTTGATAATCGTTGTTAGAAAATAATTAATGTGCTTTAATATCATTTTTCCGTTTTCTGTATGGAAGATAAATCCGTCGCCTTTGTTTATATTTTTACCTTGTTTAAACAATTCTTTTCTAAGCTTATTTTTCCACGTTGTAAGAGCGTTTAAAGTGATTGTATCTACTGATATAGTACGCACGCTTTTACGTGTCTTAGGTGTCTGTATATTGAATTTACCAGTACTATCTAAAGCCACTGTTTTATTTATTGAAATAGTTCCATTTATAAAATCCACGTCAGACCATTGTAATGCTGCTAATTCACCTTTACGCATGCCAGTGAAAGCTAATACTCTAAATACTACATACATTTGATATGGTTCATTTTGCTTGAGTAAATCTAAAAATTCTTTTAATTGATTTTTATCATAAAAATCAGAATCGTGTTCATTATCAATAACGATTTCACGTTTTCTTTTAGGAATAACAATATCGTCCATAGGATTTACCTTAATTTGTTTCATGGATTTAGCATAATCAAAAATTCGGCGTAAAAGGCTGATGACATTGTGGTAATTCTTATAATGATTATGTAGCTTATTAATACGTTTCTGACAATAGGCGGTATCTATCTTATCTACTCTTAATGATCCAAAATAAGGCAGTATTTGCACGCTTATGATGCCGGCTTGAGTATATGCAGTACTTTCCTTAACGGTCGTTTTATATTGCTCAAACCAAATTTTATAAACCTCCTCAAAGGTCATGATTTTACGTTCGCTTGTTGGAAGTCCGTTTTCCATAACCTCTAACTCCAAACGTGATAGGGCAGTCTTTGCCTCTGCTATCGTTCTAAATCCACGCCTTGTTGTGCGTCGTTGCTTGCCAGTTACTGGATCAGTTCCAAGATACAAGTTAAACATGTACGCCTTAGAGCCATCTTTTTTGGTGTATTTTTTAATTTTAGCCATTATAATCATCTCCTTAGAATGTATGTTCTTTTTTGATTTTAGTAAAACCCGTCGAATTCGACGGGTTTAAAACACTAATGAAAAGAAACTATGGCGCTGATAATTGCAGCTACAGCAGAAATACCACCAATGATAATTGTTCCCCAGAAAAATCGTCTATTTTCTTTTTGTTGGTTTTGTTGGTATTCTCTTTCTTTATACAGAGTATTTTCAATTATTATGGGGATATTTTTTTCAAGATTATCAATTTTGTTATCTAATATATTAAATTTGCTATCAATTTTACTACTCAGTTCACTAAATTTAGTGTCAATCTTGTTATCTAATTGAATTAACCTATTTTGAGTTTCTAACTGTGAAATTTTGAGTTCATCATGCGTTACAAATTTCTTATCCATATTCTCGCTGCCTCCTTTAGACAAGTTTTCATCTTCATTATAACTTAAAGGAGAGCCAGGAGAAATAGATTCATTATTTTTAGAAACTAAATTCATATAATCTTTAGACATTACCTTCCACCTCTTATATCTAGAATAGGAACCTTTGTTTTGAAAAATGTACCAACTCTAACACTTTCACTAACTCCCATTTCTCCAGGATGCTTATGAGTATAGGAGAAACTGACATTTGCAAAGTCATATTTTAAATGTCCATGTTCATCAATAAGATATTTTTTATCAATAAAAATATCAGATTGTATAGAAAATATATCTTGAGAATTAGGAATTTCAGTAAATTCTTGAGAAAGATAGATTTCATCAGGTGGTGTAGTGCCAGCAGTTATTGTTATATATATAAATCTATCGTCATTAGATAAAAAATAATTTTTGTTGACTTTCATAGATGTTATTATTTTACTATTAATTCCATCGTTACTTAATTCAAAGTAAGGAACAGTAGTATCGTCTGAATTAACAATTTTAAACTCTAATAAGGATATATCAATATCGTTTAGCATAAGCATTCACTCCTAAAAAATTTTAATTAGATTTAATGATAGTACTAAAAATCTGTATTTACTTATTGTTCATCTTGATAGTATTCAGGTTCATTATTTTCAGGATTATTATATTGAGAAGTATCTGTTAAGCCTTGACTTTTAAGCCATTCTGTTTGTCCTCGTACCCAATCATCAGAATTTCCATAAACATCAGAACCTGGAGCATGATCTTGACCTGGCATTACAGGATTTCCTTTAGGATCATATCCGCGTTCCATGTTAATTTGACTTTGTGATTTAACAGGTGTTGAAGACTGTGCCTGGTAAGTATTAGTATCTTGTTGTTGAGTTATTTGTTGTGAACTAGCAGTTGCAGCACTTTCAGAAGCCTTTTTCTCACTTTCGGATGCTTTCTTTTTTGCTTCTTCTTTGGCTTTTTTTATAGATTCAGCTTTCTTTTTAGATGACTCTTTAGCTTTTTTAGCCTTTAACGAACTAGATTTATAAGACTCTGAACTAGTTCTAGAGTTTGAATTAGAATTTGAACAAGCGCTTAGTACGCTTATTGATAATAAGGCTACAATAATAGCATTAATTTTCTTCATAATAAAAATCTCCTTTTTTTATCTATCAATAACTCAATTCATTCATAATAAGTGAGCCATCAAGTTCTAATATAATATGTAATCATTATTGTTAATATTACTCTTTAAATAATAATTCCATGCTTTAAGATTATCTGGATAATATTTTTTTAACCATTTTTTATCTTTTTGAGAAATATTTTTTAAATCTTTTCTAGGCAATGTAGTGATGTTTGTCTTATTTTTATAAACATTATCAGGCATATAATTTTCTCCCCTTAATATAATATGTAGTGTTTATTTTTATTTCTTTCATTAAAAAACTTAGTTATTTCAACTTTAACAACGTCCGCCAAATATTCAGGTATGCAGTACTGTCTAATAAAATCATAAACATTTATATCCTTAATATCTGTATCATTGCAATAGAAAGGTACTAATAATCTAATGGCTACTAAATTTGTTTCATATTGGTAGATTGCAATAAATAACTTGAACAAATTTAATGACGCAGATTAAGCAAAAAGATCTCAATTGGAGTTCGCCAGTTCAAACATTTGAGTGGCCGTGAATTCAGATACCAGTTAATCTGAATCAATTCATCATCACTAATCTCTTCAATTGGCTGACCCTTAGGAATAAATCGCCGTAACACTCGATTACGATTCTCATTACTACCACGTTCATGCGGAGAATAAGCATGGGCAAAGTACAACGGCACGCCGGTATTTTTCTCAATTGATTGGTAGTTGGCGAACTCTTTCCCGTGATCAACCGTCAGTGTCTTGAGATTAGTTCCTAATTGATTAGCTAACTCAAGGATAGCCTTAGTCATTGAAGTGCTATCTCGTCCACCAAGCCGTTTAACGATAGTAAGGCGACTCTTGCGTTCGACAAACGTGGCTACTGCTTGACCTTTGCGCTTGCCAGATAAAACTGTATCAGCTTCAAAATGGCCTGCAATATTACGATCAGAAGCTTCAGCTGGACGATCTTCAATCGAACGACCATGACTGAAAGTCCCACGGGTTTCTTTAGCACGCTTACGACGAATACCATGGTCAGGTAAATCAGTCATCCGAATATCTAGAAGTCCTTGATCGACCCAGTTATAGATAGTCTTGTAGGCGATCCTAACCACATGGGCTACTTGTTCAATTGACCATTTCTGAATCTTGATCTTGTCTTCGATTAGTCGCTTGAGGTTAGCCGTTAATGAGCATTTACGACCACGATAACTAAGTTTAGTTTCGTGGTCGGCTTGCGCACTAGTCGCATGGTATTCACCCTTTAACCGGTGAATTTCATTAAAGATAGTAGTCTTACTAAAGCCCAGGTAATCAGCGATATATCGAAGAGATCGCTTTTCATGACGAAGCGTTTCGATGACAATGCGGTCTGAAAATGATAAGATAGTGGTGCCCATAAAGGTCCTTCTTTCTAATGGAATGTTGTAACGACACCATTAAAGACCTTTATGGGTTTTTCTGTCCACTAAAATGTTCAACTTAAATTTTACAATCTGCCTATTCAATACCAGTTTTATTATTATGTAATGTATTGTAGAAGAATAAGTCTGTTCTATCTCCACGGATAATATGCGAAAGCTCATGGGCGTACTGGAATATCAATTCATGTTGGTTATGCCAGTCTAGGTTCATCACGACGCACATATCATCATAAGAAGAACCAGGCGGAGTATATGGATCAAAATGTTCCCATATCACACGAATGTTATTATCAATGGCAATATTATCTAAATAGGACATAATATCATCTCTCATAATAATATACCCCCACTATTTCAAATCGTTTCTAGTTCCTCTCATTAATCGCCTCATAAACTCTAAATCCTCTTTTGGAATCTGTCTACCCTCATAAGTGAAGATAATACTATCGTCCTCAATATCAGCAGTTTTGACGGTTTCAGTTTGAGTTGGTTTTCCAAGTAGGTAATCAACAGAAACACCGTATAATTCAGCTAATTCTTTCAAAGTTTCAAGGTCAGGTTCTCTACTACCGTATTCATAATTGGCGTATGTTTGCATTGTTTTTAAACCAATTTTCTTTGATACGTACGTTTTGTTCCAGCCTTTACTCTCTCTTAGATTTTCTAATCTTTTACCTAATTCAACTGACATAGGATAACCTCCAATCTAAACAATATTTACACAATTATTATATATTAGTTAAACAAAAAATACACATTTTTAAACAAAAAGTTTAACAAAAGTGTTTACTTTTTCAAAATGTTTAGTATAATAATAGTATAAAGTTAAACGATAAGTTTAATTAAAGGAGGTGAAGACATGACCTTGTTAAAAGAAAATGCAAGTTCGATTTTAAAAAAAGAGCTTGCAAGCAAAGGCTTAAAGCAAACTTATGTAGCTAAAAATATAGGAGTTACAGCACCTTATTTAAGTCGAATGTTAAACGGTAGTATAAATTTAACCGTTGAAGTCGCAATTAAAGTGGCACGTTTTTTAGATGTACCACTTGAAAAAATTTTAAACTAAAGTTAAACGTAATGTTTAGAAATAAGGAGAAATAAAAAATGGAATTCACAGAAAAGCTAGTAAACCTAATGCACGAAAATTTTAACGCTCAAGCACAAAGCTTGATAGCAAGTGATTTTCAAAATTACGTACAAGAAACAAATCCGTTCGATAGAACAAACTACAAAGTTCTAATTGAAGAAGTCCTTGAATCCGGAGCTTTCCCAGAAAGCATGGACGTTATGACAAAAGAAGCAATTCAAAATTGCTTTATCAATGCTTTACAAAAGAAAGGCGTTGATCCATTTGAAGAAAGCTACCGTACACGAATGGCAAAGCAAAAATTAGAACGCCTTAAAAATGAACTACACCAACAAACAAATAAAGTATTTGAACATTGGGAACAAACAAACGGGCAACCAATGAATGATAAGCGTGGAGCAAGATCATTTTTCAATAAGGCTGAACGTTTGGAAAGCAAGGCGATTGACCTTAACAAACAAATCAAGGAACAGGAAGAACGTGTAGAACGTTTGGAATGGGCAGACGAAAACAGAAGAAATGGCAGAAACAAACAAGGTGGCTTGATGCTAACTATTGATAATATCCCACGAATTGAAGAAGAGCTTGAAAGAGCTGAACGTGGGGAATCACATTACGCACCAGTTACCTTAAGAAAGTATAGAAAAGAACTTGCAAGGCTCAAAGCTGAAAAAGAACAGCTTAACAATGTAAGCTCAAAAGCTCAAGAAATTATCGAAAGTGGGAAAGTAAATCAATGGAAAAAATATCCAACAGTTTACTTTATCAAAGGTTTGAGAAAAGTAGCTATTGAACTTAAAAATGGAGCGTTTGAAGTCAGTTCAAAATATGCTCCACAAACAGACGAAGAAAAAGCAATCGTTAAAGAAATTTTAGGCTAGGAGGAAACAAAATGGAAGAACTAATAAAAGTAACGACACAAGGCGATACACAAGTTGTATCAGCTAGAGAATTACATGAGAAGTTAGGATTGACTACTCGCTTTAGTAAATGGGTAGATCAAAACTTCAAAGACTTTATAGAAAGTGTGGATTTTACAAGTGTAACTACAGTTACAGTTGTAAATAACGGTGCTAAACGTGAGTTACAAGATTATGCAATCACAATTAGCATGGCAAAAGAACTATGCATGATGAGTCATACAGAGTTAGGTAAAAAGTACCGTAAATACTTTTTAGAACTAGAACGTAAATGGAATGATCCAAAAGAAGTTGTCAAACGTGGATATACAATTCTACAGAACGAAAACAAGCAACTAAAGATCGAGAATGGAATTCTTAAACCAAAAGCTGAAAGATATGATCGTTACCTTAGCAATAAGGGACTTATCACAATCACAGAAATTGCCAAAGAGTACGGTATGAGTGGTAGAGAATTGAATAAATTTCTGCATGAGAAAGGAGTCATTTATAAGCGTGGTAGCAAATGGTTTATCTACCAGAAATACGCTAACGAGCGTTATGTGGGTTATGAAATCTTTATGCCAGAAGATAGAGAAATCAGACGCACGCTCAAATGGACTACAAAGGGCGAGCAGTTTATCAGAAACATTTTAGAAGATGAAGGAATCAAGCCAGTTCTTGAAAGACCTAGTCAAATGATGATTGAAGAGCCACAAGAAGAATACGACGGAGATTACTATACAGCAAGTGAGATTGCTTATAAGTTATATCTTCCAAAAGGTGCAGAGTTGCTTATTGGTAAGTTAGCTAATGAATACAGATTAAAACCAGTATTCAGTGATAGCAATAAATATTGCCGTCGAGTAGTAGATGAATACGGCAAAGAAACATGGCAATATACAGCACTTGGAGCAAGAGTGATCGAAGAACTAATTGAAAAAATGGAGGTGTAATTCATGGAAGTTACAGTTCCAGTTGAAATTAAAGTGAATGAGTTGGCAAACGAAATTGTTAGCCAAGCGCTCAAGGTGTTTGATACACGCATGAATCTAATGACTGATACTTACGATTTGCCACCATATCCAACACAAGAACAATTAAAACAAGCTTTGGGAATTGGACAAGACCGTTTAAATAAATGGATTGCCATGGGACTTAAAAAACAGATATGGTCAACCGGTTCAATTCGTTTTGATCGTGAAGAAGTTAGAAAGTTTTTGAAAGAAAATTTTGAAGTTTAGGAGTGATGAAAATGTGGTACATTTACGGAATTTTTATCTGCATGGCATTTGCATGCAGCGTAGACCTTTATAGGTGGAACAAGAAACGTAAAGGAGGTGATGAAAAATGATTACATTAACTAACGCTGGTTATTGGACTTTGATAGGTTTGTCAGTACTTGGTGGATACGTATTACATGGCATAGTCAATGCAATCAAAGATGGAACATTTTTTGATTAAAATAAAAAAGCTAGATCGTTAAGACCTAGCAATGTAAGAAGACATAAATCAAAATAAGAAGTTTTAATTGAATTTATGTCTTTAGTATATCACAGGAGGCAGGAAATGGAAACGAAAGAAACAGACAAAGCTATTGAATATTCATTTGGCAAAGATCCGATAGCCTTGCCAGATGATAGATACCTAGAACGCAAAGGACAGGAATATCTATCAAATCAAGGTTGGTTAGAACGTGAATTATTAGGAGGAAATAAACATGAATCAATTAATTAAAATGCAAAAAGGTATCACTGAGGCAGTAGGTAAACGTATCAAAGTTTTAGAAGATGAAGGCTTAGCTTTACCAGAACAATACAGTGCTAAGAACGCTTTAAGTTCAGCGTTTTTTACCTTGCAAAAGGTATATGGAATTGAAAAAGCAACACAAGAGAGTATCGCAAATGCTTTGTTGGATATGGTAACTCAAGGCTTAAGCCCTGCCAAAACTCAATGCTATTTTATCGTTTACGGAAACGAGTTACAGATGCAACGTTCATATTTTGGAACGGTCGCAGCATTGAAACGTTTATCAAACGTCGACAAGGTCAAAGCTGAGGTAATTCATGAAGGCGACGTTTTCGAGATTGGTTCAAACGAAGACATGGAAATGATCGTTACTAAGTTTGAACCTAAATTCGAGAACATGAACAAACCAATTATTGGAGCGTTCGCAATGATTAAGTTAGCAAGTGGAGAAATCAATTATACAGTTATGACTAAAGAAGAAATAGACAAGTCATGGCAACAATCAAGAAACAAGAACAACAAAGTTCAACAAAATTTCGGTCAAGAAATGGCAAAGAGAACTGTTTTAAATCGAGCCGCCAAGATGTTTATTAATACAAGTGATGATAGCGACCTATTAACCGGAGCTATCAACAACACAACAGAAAACGAGTTTGAACGTGAAGAACCTAAAGAAATTCAAGCTCAAGAGAAACAAGCTGATGATTTAATCAAAAAGGCAATTCAAAAGCCAGAAGAACCTGAGCAAAAGAAAGTTGAAGAACTAGAAGATAATCAAGAGTCAGAAATTGATGCTGCTGATGAAGTGATTGGAGATACTAAACCAGATATTGAACCAATGGAAGTAGAGTCAGACGAAAATCAAACAGAATTGTTTGATGAGTTTGGATTAATCAAGTAGGTGGAACTTATGGAATTAACACAAGAAAACTATTACCAACATGATACAAGTTGGAAATATATGAGTGTATCACTTTTTAAAGATTTCCTAAATTGTGAGGCTCAAGCTTTAGCAAAGCTCAAAGAAGAATGGCAACCAGTAAGCGATCCAACAGCTTTATTACTTGGAAATTATGTTCATTCGTATTTTGAAAGCAAAGAGGCACACGATAAGTTTTTAGAACAAAATAAAAAATCATTGTTCAAGTACGGAAACCCAGAGAAAGGAATCAAAAAAGACTTCGTCAAAGGCGACGAAATGATAAAAGCACTTGATGATGATGAAGCTTTTAAAAACATATACATGCCAGGAGAAAAAGAAGTAATCGTTACTGGAAATTTATTCGGACATAAATGGAAGGGAAAGATTGACAGTCTAATGCTTGATAAAGGTTATTTCTGTGATATCAAAACAAATCAAGACCTTCATAAAAAGCACTGGAGTGAAGATTTAAATAGATACACTAATTTCATTAGTGCATATGGCTATTATATGCAAATGGCAGTGTATAGAGAACTTATAAATCAAACATTCAACGTTGACTGCCAACCTTTCATATTTGGGGTAAGTAAACAAACTCCACCAGACCATGAAGCATACAGTTTCAATAGTCCGGATGCTCAATTTTTTATGACTGAAAGCTTGGAAGAAATCAAGGAAAATCAAGATCATATTTTTGAAGTTATGAACGGAGAAACAGAACCCAAAAGGTGTGGAGTTTGTGAGTATTGTAGACGCACCAAGAAGATAACAGCATTCATAGATGCTAACGACATAGAAATCTATTAGGAGTGATAAGTGATGACATTAGGTGAATTAATAGCACTAAAACAATCCATTGATGCTTACAAGATATTGCTTTTCAAAGCAGGAGTTCCAGTAACTTTAGGAAAAGAAACTTTTGAAACTTGGTCATCAAAATTAGAAGCAGCACAAGAAAAGTTATCTAAATTCATCTTAGATAACGAAGGTAAGGACATAATTTTTTAGGAGAAAGAAAATGAAGATTAAAGACAAACTTCAAGAACTAAAAAACGAGTACCCAGAACTAAATTTAAAGGCACTCGTTATAAAAAATAATGATTTAAATTTTGCTTTCACTCTCAGAAACTATTTTGGAGTATCAACTATTGAAAGCAACGATTATCAAGGAATCCTTTACCAAAGGATAACACAGGAAAGAACAGCACAAAATAAATATCCTGCTTTAGTAATCGAAATGGTAGTTGATATCGAAGAGTTTGAAAGCTCAAGCAATAGATCATTTTATCTGATTAAAGAATATGGAATTTAATATACACGCCTTGTAAGTCGTAGCTTAAATTATTTTGAAAAGCAAATTGGCGGATATGTTCTTCAAAATTTGGGCTACCTTCAAAGCCAGAGCGGTGTATTTCAAAGTCGGATTTTCCTTCTTTTATAGCTTTATCGTAATTAATTTGAAGAAGTCGAAAATCACCATCTTTTAAATATTCCAGTTCTCTATCAGAAATATGTTTAACCATTATTACACCTCCTTTCATTAGGAGATACGTTAATTATACCAAAGTCAGTGTACTTACAACGCCGAATGGGTGAGATGCCCAGTAAACAGAAAGGAGTGATAACAAGATGAAGATCAAAAAAGTATATCAAAAAAGATTTACAACCGTTGATAATACAGTGTTAAACGACACGGAATTATCTTGGAAAGCCAAAGGTTTATTTGTTTATCTATGGTCGCAAGCTGATGAATGGGAATTTTACGAAACGGAAGTTGTTAAACATTCAACAGATGGAATAAGAAGTATGAGAGCAGGACTACATGAACTTGAAGAAAAAGGCTATTTATCAAGGAAAAGAGAGCGTGTCGGAAACAGATTGAAAGGTAGTATTTGGCTATTATCTGAAACTCCTCAAAAGTTACAAAACGTTACTTTACAAAATGATAGTTTACAAAATGTTAATTTACAGAATAGCACACTAACAAATACTAATAATAACAATACTAACTATAACAATAAATTAACTACTACTACTACTGGAACCACTGAAATTGGATCCATATACGAATTTTGGGAATCAAATGTTGGTAGCTTATCGCCTTACCTTTATGAAGAAATTCAAGCTATCTATGATGACTGGAAAGAAGTATCTAAACAACCTAAAGAAATGATACTTGAATCAATCAAGATGGCACTTGATAAAGGAGTAAGAAATATCAGTTATATCAAGACTATCTTAAAACGTTGGTATGACAATCGAATTTATAACATTGAAGATTTAAAAGCAGACCAAGAACGCTTTGAAAAGAAAAAAGAACGTAAGTCTAATTCAAAAGCGAAAAAATCAATGTTCATAGATGCTGCAGACCAAGATCATAGTAAATCAGATGAAGAGGCATGGGAGGCATTTTGGAATGGATAACTTAGGAGAAGCAATTCAAGCAACGTTTAGCAAGCATTTCATAGACGTTGGAACTTGCCCACAATGTGGAGCTAGGTTATATGTTCCTAAACCTAGACCTGATATTGGAGGAGCTTGCCCTACTTGTGGATATATCGACAGCAATAAGCATGTTGTGAGAACTGATGAAGATTGGACTTTAGAGGCACATAAGAACGATCAAATAAGTTATTTTAATTCTAATTCAATCATACCTGGATTAAAGATAATGAGTAACAAATTTGAAACTATGAAGATGACGCCAGAACTTAATGATGTGGTTAAAACAGCTAAAGATATAGCGGTTAGAATGGCAAAACCAAAACATAAGCCAATACATTCGTTATTTACTGGATCAAGTGGAAAAGGAAAGACACATACAGCAATAAGTATTGTCAATGAAGTGTGGAGGCTTACAAACTATCAACATAAGATATTATTCATTGACTATCCTATGTTTGTATCCATGCAGCAACAAGCAATTAACGACAAAGATGCTGCTAAGTTTATCAACAAAGTGATGTATGAAATAAGAGATGAAAAGGGCAAAGGTGCTGATTGTGTTGTAATTGATGATTTAGGAACAGAGCCACAAATGGCTAATGACTGGAATTCAAGTAAATTCAACGAAATTATGAGAGCCAGAGAAGACAAAGATATTATTATCACAACGAATCTAGCACCAGAAAACATTGCGGACAAATACAATGAACAAACCATGTCAAGGCTTAGGAAGTTCGCAAAAGGCAACTTTATCAATTTTAAAGAAAACATACCAGATTATAGGAGGGCTATGTAATGCGAGTAGAAAAGATGATGCTAGACGATAACGGAATTACATACACGATTGGAGGAGTTAAGTTCCGTTATCTGTTTGAAAACAAGCCGGCACTTAAGGTTGGTCAAGAAGTTGAGTTTACGGAGCTAATCCGTAAGACAAGACCTTATTTGATTATGAGTGCAGAAACAGAGAAACAAATGGAGGGCTAAAAATGAACAGATTAAGACAAGTTAGAAAGCAAAAAGAAATAACACTTAAAGAAGTAGCTGAAGATACAGGTATTTCAGAACAAGTATTGTCATATTACGAAAATGAAAAACGTGAACCAAAAAAAGAAACATGGATTAAGTTAGCTGATTACTATTGTGTCCCAGTAGCTTACTTAATGGGCTTGCCAGACGGATTAATTAGATATATCGATCGTTTAGGAAATATGACTTTTGAAAGCTTACAAGATGTAATTATTCAATGGGGTTATGAGAGAAATATCGTAAATGCTAAAAACACACACAAGCAGTTTATGAAAGTATCCGAAGAACTTGGAGAACTAGCTGAGGGAATCAACAAGGATAATCAAGAACAAACCAAAGACAGTCTAGGCGATATCCTAGTAACTCTAATCATTTTGTCAAGAGACTTAAATGTTGACTTGCTAGATTGCCTAAGAGGCGCTTATGGCGTTATCAAGGATAGAACAGGCAAGACAATCAACGGTGTGTTTGTAAAGGAAAGTGATTTGCATGAATAAAATATTCGTAGTTGTTGGTATCAAGCATTTTACTCAAACTGAGATATATCACACTAGAACAGAAATTGTTCAAGATATAATCGGAATTTACTCAACTAAAAAACATGCTGATGAAATAGCAGAACAAATTGGACGAAGTAGAGAATCTAACTATTTTCCAGAATCAATTGATGTTGAAGAATACGAACTAATAGAAGGGACGTACTATTTACAAGATGAATAATGAAATTGATGAATATGAACAAGGTCAACAGGATATGTTAGCACTGATTAAAGATGCATATTATAGGGCTGACAAAGAAACATTCGAACAATTACTTGATGCAGAAGATGAGGACGAAGTACAAAATTTCTTAAAGTGTGATTATATCAAGCAAGGTATGAGAATTGAAAGAGCTAGACTTTTAAGAGAGATAAAGGAACTTGCAGATAGATATGGAATTAACATTTAACATTGAACCACAACAACAAGAGCGACCAAGAGCAACAGGGCGTGGCAGATTTATCCGAATGTATGATCCACCTAAAACGGCTAAATTCAAACGTGAGTTAAAGCAGTTGGCGACAGAGATGTATCACGATGCACCACTCGAGGGTGAAATCTATCTCAAAGTAGCTTTTTATCGAAAAATTCAAAAGAGCATATCGAAAAAAGAACACGATAGGCGAGCGTCGGGGGAACACAGACCGATTGTAAAAGCTGATCTGTCGAATTATCTTAAGTCGTTTGAAGATGCCTTAAACGGTGTTTTATGGAAAGACGACGCAATGATTGTTCACGAGGAAATCGACAAATATTACTCGGACAATCCAAGAATAGAGGTTGAAATTTATGCGAAAGAAACTTAATGGATGTAAATGTTCTGTGGTTGGGTGCGATAGAAAAGCAACAGGCTGGCAAGACAGCATGCCTTATTGCAATAAGCATTGGCTCCGAATTTACACGAACGGTGATGTTAGATTGCACGGTAAGAAAATAAAAACGAAGTATATTAAACTCGAAAAATATGCCGAGGGAGTAACAAGCAAAGGAATTAAGTTTAAGTTCGATTTAGATGACTGGGATAAAGTAACACGACACAGTTGGTCAGTGTTGGAGTCTGGTTATTTAGTTTGCACCTATAAGCAAGAACAAATACGTCTTCACAGATTAGTCACCAACGCACCAGACAACGGATTAGTTGTAGATCACGTAAATGGTGACAAGTTAGACAACAGAAAAGAAAATTTAAGAATCACAACGCAAAAAAATAATTCACGAAATTTGGGTTTGCAAAAGAACAATAAAACTGGAGTTGCAGGCGTAAGCAAAACACCAAGTGGAAAATATCGTGCGAGGATCATGGTGGACAGGAAAGAGATACGTCTTGGAACGTTTGAAACTCTAAAAGAGGCAGCTATTGCAAGAAAAAATGGAGAAACCAAGTACTTTGGGGAATTCTCAAGAAATCGAAATTGAAGTAAAGGAATTGAATGAAAAATGAGAGAAATTAGAACGAAAGTAGAATTGTACAATGATAATTTTGAAAACTTTAAAAGATATAACATACCTAAAGCACAATTAATTATTGCTGATATCCCCTACAATATCGGAAATAATTTTTATGCAAGCCGTTCAGATTGGTATGTTGGGGGGGATAATAAGAACGGAGAAAGTGAGAATGCTAACTCTATGGCGTTTAATCGTGATGAAAACTTTAATGTTATCAACTTCATGAAATTTGCTAGAAAGCTACTCAGAAAAGAACCAAAGGAAGTAGGCAAGGCTCCAGCCATGATTGTGTTTTGTGGTTGGCAGCAAATCAACATGTTAGCAGAGCAAGCTAAGAAAGAGGGCTTTAAACATGCTTATCCGTTGACTTTCAACAAGAAAACAAGTTCGCAAGTTTTAAAAGCAAACATGAAGATAGTAGGAGCTACCGAATACGCCCTTGTGTTGTATCGTGAGAAGTTGCCTAAATTCAACAATGATGGGCGTATGATTGTAGATCATTTCCCATGGGTTGTGGATAACGCTTATCCTAAAATTCACGCAACACAAAAGCCAATACCAGTGTTAAGACGATTGATTGAAATCTTTACAGATCCAGGAGATGTTGTAATTGATCCATGCGCTGGAAGTGGTAGTACGTTAAGAGCCGCAGCTGAATTAAATCGTAGTGCATACGGTTTTGAAGTCGAAAGAAAAATGTGTGAAACAGCCAAACAGAAGATGCTAGGACACGCCGAAATATTATTAGTTTAAAGGAGATTAAAAAAATGAAAATTGAATACAAAAATTCAGTTAAAGATATAAGCGAAGGTATTTATAAAGTAGGTAATGTAATTTCACGATTTGGATCACCTTTTTTAGTTGCCCGTAATGACGCAGGATTTTATTGTCTTGTAGATTTAAGTAATGGAAGAATTTTTACTCCAAATTGTGCCACTTTACAAATATTGGCTGAAGGTTATGGTTCTGTTGGAGATAAATTAGTCAAAGCTAAACTAATTGTTGATTACAAACTAGATGGAGATACAGAAGATGAAGAATGAAAACAAAACAATCACAATCAAAATTTCTAAATCAAGAAATTGCGATATTATGTACGGCTGGGATGTTTTTCAAGATGAAACGGATGGCACGTTAGAATCATTATATGCCTTATTCGCTTTATTAAGACATTGTGAAATAGAAACCGACGCAACTATGGAAAGTTACTTAGAAAGTTTAAGAAAATTAGTTAAAGCATTCAGAGCTATAACTAACGCAGAAGAAACGATGTTGGAGGATGTACTGGAAGATGAAAACACTTAGTAAGTTATTAACTTGTTTACTGGTTATTACAATTTTTGCAAATACCATAACGTTTGTTTTAGGAATTTTTTATTTCTTTGATTTTTTCCTATTCAAGTTGTGGATAGCTGAGTTAGTAACAACGCTTGTAATAGCAGGAATCAAAGTACATGTATCATATATGATTTTTGAATCAGAGGAGGAAGAACAGTGATAAATCCAAATATCAAAAGAATGTTAGCAGAATTGAAACATGAATTTCCAGACTTAGAAGAAGAAATAGATTTAATTATTTATGATGAAGAGATGAATGGATATTTTTTTGATGATGAATTTAAAGAAAAAATGCTTTATAAGCTTTGGATAAACTATAAAGGAATTTCGGTAGGAATTATTAGAGTCAGCCTTGCAGATAATTTATTTTATATTGAATCATGCAGTTATATGAACCAAGAAGATCTAATATTTTTTTCCAAAATAATAACCATAATATTCAAGCATTTAAGCAAGATTGAATTTATATAAGAATAGTATTTTAGAAAAAATAAAAACTAGAACGTGTAATGTTAATAGTTTACCTTTTTTTGAAAAAACGTAAATAGATGAGGAGAGGAAACAAGATGAATAGAAGAAAATCACCAAGACAAAAAGAGCTAGAATTGCGTTGGGTTAAAACAATGAATCAAAATGCACCAGGAACAGAAAACGAAATATTGAATTTATGGAAAAATAATCAAGTTCCGATAACGAAATTGATTGATTTTAGAAATTTCTATGTTCGCGAAGGCTATCGTAGTGGATATGAAGATGGATATGCTGAAGGCTATACTGGAGCATAGATCAAATAAATTGACCTTAGCAAGTCTTAAAACTGTTAAATACTGACATGGTTATTTGAACGGTATACATTCACAAACCGTAAATCAGGATCTCTCAAATAACGACATAACAGTACAGGCTTAGTATCTGTCAAAGGATGCTGAGTCATAGGCAGTAAAGATGTAAGGGAGCTACAAACAACAAAAATTTATTAAAAAGGTAGGTGTAATTTTCCCTTTTCCATTATTTCATGCAGTAGCAACCAAGCAGATTTATTGCCGATAGGATTTCAACTAAATCCACTATTTTCATTTTAAATACAACAGTTATAGACAAATAAATTGAGAGGAGTAAACCTCTGTAACATGTCTTCGTAAGTCTGTAGCTATCCGCCTTGTATCCGCAAGATTTGAGCCGGTCTCACGTTTTTGAGAGCGTGGCAAGGTATTTATACCGGTATAACAACAAAAAGATAGGAGAATTTAAAAATGGAAGAATATGGCACATTACATGCAGAACCAATAAAGGTTGGAAAGTATAAGGGACATAAATATTTCGTAAACATGAATCAGTTTTTATGTTTAAACGGTTATGCAGAAATACCAGAAAATTGGAAAGATGGAGAAGAAGATTATATAGACGTTCATGGTGGTGTGACATTTAAAGGCTATCTCATGAATGGTGAAGATAAAGTGAGAGTAATCGGCTTTGACACAATGCATGCCGGAGATAGTTCAGCTTATTGGAATTTATCTAGAGTTGAGATTGAATGTAAGCATTTGATAGATGGGATCATTGAAGTAATGGAAGAAGATAACAAAGAAACAGAGGAAGAATAATGGAGCTTATAACAGCAATCAACATGTTAGAACAATGGCGTCCAATCATGGAGTGGGACGAACATATAAAGGAACTACCAAACGAATTGAAGGAGTATTGGAACATAATCCTAAAAGTCAGAGATAAAGGGAAATTAGCAGACAATATAGGATTATCAAAGGTTGAAATTAGAGAAATATCTGAGTTGATTAACAAGGATTTACAGCCAACGAAAGCATTTTGGAAGTATGGAGTCAAGTATTCAAGAAATAAAGCCGAAATGTTAGGTATGAAAGATGTTATTGACAGTTATTACAGACGAGTGAAGTCGTATTACTTAGTAGATGTTGTTACTAAAGAAAAGCGTCAGTTTTACAGTTTGCAAGATGTGGCTAAGTTTCTAAGTAGAAAAGATTATAGGTCAATTTCTAAATATGTTGATAGAGGCTTACTAATCACAAGAACGAGTTACAAGATTTACAAATACAGAACATTCAAGAAAAGGAAGAGATTTTAAAGATGAAAAAGAACATGGCATTAATTTTTACAACAATTTCAATCATGAGTTTAATTGCAGTAATTACAGGATACGTACTTGATGCAACAGGAGTATATGGAGCTGGATTTTATCTAATCGGAATTGGTGAAAGTACTTGTATTACGTCAGCAGCGGTTGTAGTTGCGATTGGAATTTTTGACAATATCGGAAAATAAAAAAACGCACTTTCCGCCAAGAAAGCACGCAAATTATATCAACTTGAATAATTATAACATATAGGAGCGTGGACTTGTGGAAGATATGTTACTAGGTTTACCTAAAATTGATTATGATAGAACAGCCGAGAATGTTGTGGAGTTTCTGACAAACAGAAGTTACTATCCCAGATTGTATGATATATGTATGCAAGCAAACCCAGAGAATTTAAAGAGTCCGAGCTTAAGTGGTATGCCTAGGGGGAGCGTTGGAAATAGTAACGAGGAGAAGATGGTCAAATATCTATATGCAAAGGCGATTGTAGATGGAGTTAGTCAAACGATAAATAAAGGGTCAAACGAGCTTAAAGTGGTATTCAGTAATATAACTGGAGAGATTAGTTCAGTTGAGGCAATGCAGATGCTGCATTATGAGAAAACAAGATACTATTTGATTAGAAAACGAGCTTTAAATGAATTTGCTGATATTTTAGAAGTTCAAAATTTACATTGCCCAGATTTGCATATCTATATTTGAACATTACATAAAAACGGAAATCAAAGGGAATTCTTGAAAACGTACATTGAAAACAAAAGGAAGAAATTAAACGGAAAAGGTGTTATTATAGTATTGTCGAAAGACATATAAATGATTAATTTCTTTCATTACAAAATTAAATAGTTGCTTTTCAAAGACGTATAGTGAGACAAGTCTATTGGAGCTTGTCTCTTATGTGGTGTGTAGGAGCGCCACACTCTGACATTAGATGCAGAGCATGAATTATAAAACCTCTTTTTAGAAATGATGATTTTATTATACATGTTCTATTATACTAGTAAGCCGAAGGAGTGTGGTTCAGGTTCAAGTCCTGAACACTACTTTGTGTGTATGGCACGATCCATACCGCAACCACAGCGTTATGTGGAACATATAAATGCAATTTCTATTGCTTTTTAGGTTTTGGATTTTCAATTAGTTTATCATTTTTCAATAATTTATTTCTTTAATTAGGATTTAGAGAACAGTTTAACGACTGTTCTTTTTTTATACAATTTTTAGGAGGTTGTCTATATGGAAGTACGTAACATGAACATTGATGATATTAAACCTTATGACAATAACCCACGAGATAATGATAATGCAGTAGAATCAACAGCTAATTCAATTAAAGAATTCGGTTGGCAACAGCCTATTGTGGTTGATAAAGATATGGTTATTATCGTAGGTCATACACGTTATAAAGCAGCTAAGAAACTAGGTTATAAAGAAGTTCCAGTAGTTATTGCGAGTAACTTAAATAAAGAACAAGTTAGAGCTTATAGATTAGCTGATAACAAGACAGGAGAATTAGCCAACTGGGTATATGGTGATTTAATGTCAGAAATACAAGAAATACAAGATTTAGATTTAACTGATTTTGGGTTTAATGATAGTGATTTAGATATTTCTGATAAATGGGAAGATGATGTAAGTCTTGATGATTATGAAGAACCGGATACAAGCAACTTTGAACCAAAAAAATCTATTTGTCCTAAGTGTGGGTATTTAGGTAATGAAGAGGAGTTTAAGGTTTGAAAGTTTTTCTTTCCGGTTTCGATACAAATATCGGCAATGCTTTGCAAGTGGTTAAAGCAAACAACACTAGAATACCATTTGCATTAGCGTCGTTCTATTACATTCAAAAAGGTGCCTATGATAATTTCAAAACAACTTTAGAACATTGTGATGAGATGTTAATTGATAGTGGCGCACACTCTTTTCAGAAAGGAAAAAAAGTCCCATGGGAAGAGTATACGGATAAATACGCTCAATTTATCAAGGAACATGATTGTGATAAGATTTTAGGATATTTTGAAATGGATGTTGATAATCAGATAGGCTATGACAGGGTATTGCAGTTAAGAAAGAAATTGCTTGCAGTAACAGACAAGATCATCCCAGTTTGGCATAAGAATCGTGGCATAGATGAATTTAAGAAGATGTGTCACGAAACTAAAGGAAACATTGTAGCAGTAACAGGATTTAGAAACGAAGATATTATAGATAAGCAATACGGAGCGTTTGTGAAGTACGCTTGGAGTTGTGGTAAGAAAATACATTGTTTAGGAATGACTAGAACCAAAGTATTGGATAAAATTCCGTTTGATTATGTTGATAGTTCAAGTTGGAAACAAAAAGCAGTGTATGGTGGTATGCTTCAATGGGACAGCAAGCGTAGGAAGTTGGTTGATATAGATGTGCCTAAAAGAACACTTAAAACCAATGACATGTTTTACCAGAATTTAGAAGCGTATATTGAATTCGTTAAGCATTACAACATTAAGTGGCATAAAGTCAATAATGATTTGCATTTTAAAATTGGAGTTCGAAAGCTCCTCCAAAAATTAAAACTAAGGAGATTTTTTATTTATGAATAACGAAAAAGCCAAGTCAGTAGCTAAGATAGGTGTATTGTCAGCATTATATGTAATTTTAACAGTATTGATTGCACCATTCTCATACGGAGCGATACAGATACGATTGTCTGAGATGTTTAACCATATGATTAATTTTAACAAGCGTTATATATACGCTTTAATTCTTGGGTGTGCAGTAGCTAATATCAATAGTCCATTAGGTCCAATAGATTTATTCTTTGGAGTTCTAGGAACAGCGTTAAGTTCATATTCAATTTATTTCATCAACAAGAAAATTGATAATTTTAAATTGAAATTTGTTGTAAGTACACTTGTTCCAGTATTTTTCACATTTACAGTGGCTTTAGAGTTAAATATCGTTAATGGACTACCATTCTTATTAACATGGGGAACTATTGCAGTAGGTGAACTTATCAGTTGCTTAATTGGTGCATTCTTAACCTATGCAGTAAGTAAAAGATACGATTTAACCAAGTAAAAGAGGTGATTAGTTTGTGGCAGTTGGAAGATATCAAAAGTGGTTAGAACCAGAAAATTTATTGCTGTTGCAAGGCTGGAAACGTGATGGCTTAAGTGATGAGCAAATTGCTCAAAAGATAGGTATAGCACCTAGAACATTGGAGAACTGGAAAAAACAGCATGTTCAGATTATGCAGTGCTTAAAAGTGGGAAAAGAGCAAGCTAATTTCATTATTGAAAACGAATTGTTTAAGAAAGCCAAAAGTGGAAATGTTACAGCAATGATTTTCTACCTTAAAAACAACTGGAGAAGTAAATATAACGATAGCCAGTTATCACCAGATGAACTCAAACTTGCCGAAGCTAAATCACGTAAGACTAACGCAGAAGCAGACATTGCAGAATACAAGGCTAAAGTTCTTGAAGAAAGTGGGTCAAGTGGAGTTGAATTACTTAACGAATACTTAGATAAGCTAGACGCATTATCAGACAAGGAAGTGAAACAAGATGGGGCTAAGGCAGATGTATAGCGAACGTCAAATTGAAGTCTTAAGGAAGTACAAGCAAGGCTTTCGATTGATGATTAACTATGGAGCTAAACGTTCCGGTAAGACTGTAATTGATAATGACTTGTTTCTCATGGAATTAAGGGAAGTTAGAAAAAGAGCAGATAAGAAGAACATAAGAGAGCCATTGTATATTTTAGCTGGTGTTTCATCTAAGACAATTGAACAGAATGTATTAAATCCAATACGAAATAAATATGGTATTAATTTTAAGTTTGATAAGCACGGAAATTTCACTTTATTCGGAGTTAAGGTAGTTCTAGCTTATACAGGTTCTATTGGTGGCTTGGGTGCTATTCGTGGTATGACAAGTTTTGGTTCATATATCAATGAAGCGTCAATGGCAAATATGGAAGTTTTCAAAGAAATCATGGATCGTTGTTCTGAAAAAGGTTCAAAAATCATTTGTGATACTAACCCAGATAATCCAGAACATTGGCTAAAGAAAAATTATCTTGATAATGATAATCCAAATTTTAAAATCGTTTCAACACATTTTACTTTAGAAGATAATACGTTTTTAGATAGTGATTATATAGAACAACAGAAAGCTGGGACACCTAGCGGGATGTTTTATGATAGGGATATCTTAGGTCTTTGGGTTAATTCAGAAGGTGCTGTTTATCAAGATTTCGATAAGAATAAGATGATAGTTGATGAAGTGCCAGATGACTTAACATATATCGCTGGCGTTGACTGGGGATATAGTCATTTTGGTTCAATAGTAGTATTTGGTAAGGATAATAAAAGCAATTATTACTTAGTTGAAGAGCATACTAAGCAATATAAAGAAATTGATTATTGGACTGAAACGGCGCAGAAGATAAGACGCAAATATAAAATGGATATGCCTTTTTATTGTGATACAGCTAGAGTAGAGCATATAAACCATTTTGTTAACGCTGGAATTAATGCAAGATATGGTTATAAAAGCGTAATTAATGGAATTGAAATAATATCTAAGCTAATGAAACAAGGCAATTTCTATGTTAAAGATGGAGTAACTGATAGATTTCTGAAAGAAATATACTCATATGCTTGGAATGATAAGAGTAGAGATCAAGATGCAGTTATAAAAGAAAATGATGATGTTATGGATGCAATGAGATATTGTTTGGCTACACCAATTCATTTAGATCAACAAAGAAAATATTATCCAACCCCAGATAGAAATAAGATTAGTCAAGGATTGAGAAAATTGGGATTGTAGGAGGTGCGGTATGCTAGATAATAAGGAATTATTTTTTAGGAGTTTGAACAGTCAACTATTACAGAAAGCTAATACCAGTAAGTCTATTGTTGAAACAAATAAAAAATATTGTATTCCAGAAGATAAGTTCAATGAAGTGTTTAGTTCTGAAAATACAGAATTAATAGCAAAGTTAGTAAATACCTATATTGTTCACCATTATACCTATCAAGCTCCTAGAATAACAATGTTGCAACGCTATTATTATGGTGATAACGATATTCATTATTGGGTAAACGACAAGGCAGCTAATGGTAGAGCTGATAATAGAATAGCTAGTGGTTTTCCTAAATTTATTACTAATATGAGAGTTGGTTATAGATTAGGTAAACCAATTCAATTTAAGTGGTCTGATAATACTGATCCCGACAATGAAATTATTGACTTAGTGAAGAAGTTTAATAATTTAAATGATGAAGAATATCATGAAAAAGTAATGGGGATTAACTTATCTATCACTGGTAGAGCTTATGAACTTTTATATACAGGGGAATCAGTACAAGATAGCAACGGTGACTGGAGTATTCCTGATGTTCATTTAAAAGCAATAGATCCAGCAACATGTTTTATTGTCTATGATACAACAGTTGAATCCAAGCCTTTATTTGCAGTAAGATACTATGCTTACGAATTTAATGACGAAACAGTATACTATGCTGATGTATATACTTCTAGTAAGTTGTACCACTATAAGATGCAAACAGCCAATGCTAACGGGAAAATGGAGTATTTGAGTGATGATGATTTGTCATTCGATCAAGTGCCGATTATTGAATATTATAACAACGAAAATCGAGTTGGGGATTGGGAACAAAAAATAGACAATATAGATGCGTATGATTTAGCAATGTCTGAAATGGCTAATAGTCAAGAAGATTTTGCTAATGCTAAGTTAATGATTAATGGAGATATGGATTTCGAGAAGGAAGCATTAACTAAACCAGATGGGACACCAATTTTAGATGAGAATGGAGAACCTGTTTTTGTACCTAAGGTAGATACACAAGATAGATATTTATTTTTAAAACCATCTGTAATACCTAATACTAATAACGGAAATACTGTTATTAATTCAAGTGCGGAATACTTAACTAAAAACCTTAATGAAGCAGGTTGGGAGATTTATATTAAGCGCTTGGTTGCTGATATCCATAAAGATACTAATACACCAGATGTAAGTGATGAAAATTTTGGTGGTAATAATAGCGGAATAGCCCTTGCTTATAAATTATTTGGCGAAGATCAAGAAAGAAGTATGCAAGAATCTTTATATACAAAAGGAATTATGCAAAGGCTAAGATTACTCAATTCTTATTGGTCTAGTCTAAAATTATGTGATAAAGATATTGTAAATAAATTTTCAATAAAATACTTACCTAATGTACCTAAAAATGATAGTGAAATAGTAAATATGTTCAATATCCTACAGCAAAGTGGATCATTAAGCGATAAAACCTTATTAGAATTTATAAGCGTTATTACAGGAATTGACGCAGAAGCCGAAGAAGAAAGAATTAAACAACAGCAACAAGAAGAAGGCAAATACGGTTTTGATGGATCATTGCAGCAAGTAGACGCAAAAGAACTAGAACATGCAAGAAGTATGTTGGATTTAGATAATACTACTAAGGTACAGACTCCAAGCGATTTCATACGTAGAATGAGAAGTGAAGAGTAATGTTATCTAAAAGTAAAATGCAAAAGATCTTAAAAGAAATCTATGGTGCTAATTTAATTGATAGGCAAACCTTAGATAGATTATTTAATAGTTCCGAAAAGGAAATATTGGGCTATTTAATGTCTTTTATAGCTGATGATAGTAATTGGTCTGGAAAGGCAAATAAAGACGATATAGAAGAAATACAAGCGGAATTAAATGAGTTGTCAAAAGATAACAATTTAGTCCCGCTTGTTTCAGTTATGATAGCTAATTTACAAAATGCAACCGCAGGAGATGTATTACAAGCTAGAATATCATTACCTTTAATCAAAGTTGCACAACAGCAACATAGAATGATAGATAATGTGACTACTGATGTTCCTAAGTTGCTAAGCAAATATTCTAAATTACAGGCACAAGAGATGCCTAACAATCATAAAGTGCCACCTAACTATGATGAGTTATTAACTAAAATGATCCGTAATAGTTGGGATGAAGCTCATCTAAGTATTAACAGAGATATAAATTATACTATCCAAAGAATTAAACAGGTGGCAAAACAAGCTGCTAGCGCTACTGATGATAATTTAAACTATGCTAAAAGGATTGATAAAATACTAACTGGAGGTAAAGTAGGTAATGGTGCAAGTGGAAGAGCACAATCAATTATTAGAACGTTTACCAGTAGAGCCTTAAATGAAACAACATTTGCTAGTTATAAAGCTAGAGGAATACAGTATTATAGATTTTTAGCATTGGAAAGTAATACTTGTACAGAGTGTCAAAGCATGGACGGAAAGATATTTAAAGTTGATGATGCAACAGAAGGTATTAATCGTCCGCCAATTCATATAAATTGTCAGTGTTGGACTGTTCCAATAGAAAATACTAATTTTATTAGCGGAAGTGAAATTTTATATCAAAGATTTTCCGGAGCAATTATGGATGATGGTAATCTTGATGAAACAACAATTGATAATATTTTTAAACGTGAAAAGATTGCAAAAGATTACTACTCACAACTTAGAAATAGTGATAGAAATGAACTAATAAATAAAATAGTTGCTAGCTCCGGTGTGGATAAAAAAATTGTAAAAGAAGCTTTAAAACATGTTTTAGATAGCAAGTATGATCTTATAAATCCTGAAACTTTTAAAATTGAAAAACAACACTTTTATCCAGATTATGATATGGCACATAGTTTTTCTAGACTTATTAATAATAACGCTAAAAACTATGATATAATTATGTTGAAACATGAAGCCTTAGAAGCTTTTTATATGGATAAGAAAGCTATGAGTTATGAAGAAGCTCATAATAAAGCAAATATGAAATATAATTATCAAGACAGTATAGAGAGGTGATAATATTGCTACAATTTGATTTAATTGCTGATAATGAAAAGATTAGAAAATATAAAGTAACCAGTGGTAAATATAACGGTGAAGTAACTTATTTCAAAGAAAAAGATAAGTTAGATGAAAAGAGTTATATTTTTGAAGGAACTTTTAGTAAATTTATTGGAAAGTTAAAAGCAGCGGTGATTATAGGTAATTCTGTTGAAGCACTACCGAATAATCCGTTAAAGCATTTTGTATATGGAGTTGGATAAGGCACTTTCTGAAGTGCTATTTTTTATGTAAAATTTTAGGAGGGATATCTATGGACTGTGAACTAACATATTGGGATGGAACAGTAGAAGAGGTATCGGCTGATTTTATAACTGAAAAAGTTACTATATCACAATTAACGTTATATGATTTATGCTCAAAAAAAGGTAAAGAACTAGCTCCATTCATTAAAATTAAAAATGATCTTGGTGATACATCGATAATACCGATAGAAAATATTAACAAAATTAAAATATTAGATTAATTAGCATTCGTAAAGAGTGCTTTTTATTTTGGTCTTTTTTAAAGATTGCAGACCTTAAAGAATAATCTTTTTTTTCGTTGCCGAACGTTAAACGAGTATCAGGTTGAAATACCAAGTGAGGAGAAAGATTATGTCTGAAGAAGTAGAAAACCAAACTGAAACAGTTGAAAATACTGAAGAACCAAAAAAAGAAGAGAAAAAGTTTTCTCGTGATGATATTGCTAAAATGGTAAATGCTCAGGTTGATAAAATCAAAAATGATTTAGAAAGTAAATATGCTAAGCAACTTGAACAAGCAAAGGTAGAAGCTTTAGAAGAAGGAGAACGCCGAGCAAAGATGACTGCTGATGAAAAAGCAGAAGAAGACCGTAAGCGGCGAGAATTAGAGTTCGAACGTCGTGAAAAAGAACTTGAGTTAAGAGAGCGAAAAGCAGAAACAAGAGATTTATTAACAAATGCAGGTTTACCACTATCTTTTGTTAATCAATTAATGGGTAAGGATAGTGAAGAAACTCAAAGAAATATTAATGAATTTCAAAAGATTGTTAATCAACAAGTTCAAAATGAACTACATAAAAAAGCCGCTGGTAAAGTACCTAATGCAAGTTCAAGTTCTCCAGCTCCTCAAAAGAAGTTATCTGAAATGACGCTTGATGAGCAAATGGCTTTATATCATGAAAACCCACAAGCGTTTCAAGCATTACAAAATAATAAATAGGAGGAAGAATAATGCCACAATTTAGTTTAAAAGATGCAATCGTACCTGAAATTTTTGCACCTTATGTACAAAATTTATCAACAAAAACAAATAGATTTATTACATCAGGAATTACAACATCCAACTTTGATATTTCCGCTCAATTAACACAACCAGGAACAGAAATTCAAATGCCTTTTATCAATGATTTAGAAGGTGATCCTCAAATCTGGAACGACACTACAAATATTGCAGTTGATTCAACAACAACTGGTAAACAAAGAGCGTTCAAATTCTGGCTTGCCAAAGCATTTGGATATACAGATTTTTCTGAAACAGTATCGGGAGCACCTATTCAAGAAACAATTGCTCAACGTTTTGGTGCATATTGGACTAGAACAGATCAACGTATTTTATTAGCTACTTTAAAAGGAATTTTTGCTAATACAGATATTGCTACAGCTAAAATGTTTGATGACTCTTCTAATGCATTCAGTGCCAAAGGATTTTTAGCAACTATCTCACGTTTAGGAGATTTACAAGATCAAACATTTAATAGTATTGCAGTTCATTCAGCTACTTATGCAATGATGAAAGCACAACAAATGATTGATACAGTACAACCAGCTAATGCAGTAACACCATTTGGAACATATAACGGTATGAATATTATTGTTGATGATGATTTACCAATTGAAAATGGAGTAGCAACTTCATATATTTTTGGTTCTGGTTCAGTTGGATATGCAGTAGCTGCTCCTGCTAATGCACCAGCTATTGAAGTAGATAGAGATGCTAGAGAAAATGGCGGACAAACAGCAATCATCAATAGACGTGTATTAGCAACTCATGTTATGGGAACAACTATTGCTGACTCGTTTGCTACAACTGCCGGTACAGTGGGAATTGAAGCATTGGAAAAAGGAACAACATGGGATTATGTAGTAGATCCAAGAAATATCCGTGTAGTTGCATATAAGGCAAAATTAGATGATGCATTTGTAACAGCAACACAAAAAGGCTCCGCAAATAAAAATAAGAAAGCTGCTACTTCTCCTGAAAAGTAGGTGATTAAATGAAAGATGAACTTGTTTTGAAACTATTAGAGATAGTTAAAAAGGATAAGTTTATTGATGATAATACACTAGATGATGTTTTAATGAATTATTTAAAACAAGCTGGAGATATGGTGTGTTTATATATTGCTGAAAATGAACTACCTAATACTTTAGAAACAGTAGTAGTGAGAATGGCAGAAAATCATTATATTCAAACAATGAATGATGCTGATGGAGTTAAATCATATACTGAAGAAGGTGCTAGTTGGACTTTCAATGATAATGATTTAACACCTTTTATATCTTTACTTGAAAAATATCTTGATAGTAAAAATGACAATTATCATAGAGGAGAGTTGATGTCATGGTAAGGATAAGAAAAATTGTTTTAAGAAACAAAATTACTAATAATGACATTGATTCTCTAGATGATAGTTATAAAATTTCAGATACTGAATGTTTTGCACATGTAACTGCAGTATCTGGATATCAAGCACAAATTAATCTAGTTGGTAAACAATATGAAAGCTTATTCGTTGCCAGAATAAAAGGTTATAAAAAGGCAAATAGTATTGTTTTAAATAATAAAGAGTATGAAATAATACAAGTTAGATATCATGGAATAACCAGAACTGATATCTATTTTGGTAATAAAGGTAGTGATGAAAATGCCTTGGAATAATGACAATATCCCTGCTATTAAATATTCTTGGAGTGATGAGAGTCGAGATGATTTAGAAAATATAGCTAATATCTTAGATAAAGATTTTAATGGTGCTGGAGCTGAATTAAGAGCAGGTCATAAAGCAATGGTAACTAATCTTAATGCAGCTTTGAATATAAGTGCTATGGACGCTAGAGAAGAAGTAATTAAGCTTATGAAACAACGCCAGTATCATTCTAAAAGTGGTTATGTAGGTCATGGAAACATGGTTAGTCAGGTTAAAGATCATGTTACAGATGACAAGCAAACACATTTAATCTATACAGACGCAACTTCAAAGGATGGTTATAATTATTCACAAGCATTTGAATTTGGATTACTTAATAGAAATTATCCTGCACAACATCCATTTAGAGATGCAGGTAATAAAATCACACCACAAGTAGAAAAAATAGCAGAAGAAGCAATAAGAAAGGGGTTCTCATAGTATGGAAACTCCTTTTTTGATTATCTATAAAGGAATTATCAAGCAACTAAGAGCCAATGAAGGTTTAAAAGATATTCAAATAAAAACCCCGTCGCAAGATTTTAAAAAATTACCAGTAATTATTATGCAACTTATAAATGGAGTTCCAGAAAAAATAGTGAAAAATGCTAGAGTTTATGATTATGAATTTCAATTTGATGTTGTAACTGATAAAGATAATCTTGTTAGAGGTTTAGAAATTGCATATCAATTAATGGATATACTAAGAAATTTAAATATTGATGAATATCAAATTGCTTTGTTAGATGATATTAATTTGTCATCTTTTATTGATAGTTCAACAACACAAATTTTAAATAGACAAGTATTAGATGTTAGATTTCAAATCATAGAAGAAAATATAATTTAATTGGAGGTATTAACATGGTTAGTACAGGGTCATTGACCGCAAGAGATTCAGATAAAATTATTTACTATTGGAAACGTATTGAACACGCAGCAGTAACAGATTTACCAGCAATTTTGGGGTTACAAGGTGCTACTTCAACAACTAATCAACGTAATGTTCAATCTACACAAACTAAAACAGGTGTAATTAAATCAGTACAAGCACCTAATCAAACACGAGTTGTAGATGTGATTATGACAGATCCTAAAGGTGCAACTACTGATATTGCCAAAGAATTGTATAACGCATGGCAAAATGGCGAAGTTGTAGGTTTGTGGAGATTAGACTTAAATACTTTATCCTACAACACTGAAGGAAAGCGACAAGTAGACGCTGAATTTTCTAAATGTTTAATTGGTAACTTGCCAGAAACAGAAGGACTAGGAGCTGCACAACAATCAAATATTACATTTGATGTAATTGGTGTTGCTCGCCGTTATGATAGCAACGAAAATCCATATCATTTAACAGAAGATGATCTGCCAGAAGGCGCATTTGATAATATGGAGAAATTCTATAACTTTGCTAAAGGAACAGAAGTAGGTGTCGAAAATGGAGCAATTGTCGATAAAACAACTTCTGACGCTAAATCAGGAGTAGCAGATAACTATACTTTAGGACCTAAAGCTTAATAGTAATACAACGTCGCCTAAGAAATAAACAGTACGTAAGGGCGGCTATTGGAGGTATTTAAATGTTAATTAAAGGAACAGAAGTTGAAGTAAAATTCAATCATAGATTTTATAAAAATATTGTCAAAGGTTATAAAAGTAAAGATGCGGATGGATTTTCAAATTTTATTAATGGATTAATAGCAAAAGATCCAGATGCTTTAATTGCAGGATATAAATTTGGACTAATTGGTAAAAAATTTACTGATGATGAAGTTGCGGATGCTTTAGAGGATAATGGTGTTTTTGATAAGGATAATCCGTATAAAGATTTATATAAGGAAGTTGTGAAAAGCGGTTTTTTAAGAGCGAAAATTCAACTTATGAAGAAAAGTGCAGAAGAAGATTATCAAACTATCAAAGAATTATTGAAAAAAGCGTCCTTGAAAAAAGACGAAAAAGAAGCACTAGAAAATCAATTCAAAATGACCGAACAACAATATCTGAAACAAAAGAAAGCAATGGAAGAATTAGAAAAATAATTGAAGAATTTGATAAGTCAATGTTACTTCTGTTAGAAAATCTAAATATTTATGTTGGTAAATTTGTTTTAGATGAAGTACTGGATTTAACACCAATTGAAGCAACTTATATTCTCTCTGGTGGGCAAAAAAGAGAATTAAATAGGTTACAAGGTGAATTGTTATTATCTAATGCAGTTAAACCAGTAATTTTGGTTGATAATGCTGAAGAAATTAATCAAAGTGTTTTATCTCAGTTGCAAAAACAACAAGATGATATAAAAGCAATGACTGATGAAAAGATACAACAAGAACGAATAAAGCAGGCTGAAATGATGAACAAATTTACAGAAATATTTGGATAGGAGGGATAACATGGCTAATGCAATTGTTTCAGAAAAAAGAATAATTGTTAAACTTATTGATGAATTTACTAATAAATACAAAATAGTTAGTTCATCAATGCAAGATTTAACTAAGCAAATAGAAGCCTTTAATAATAAATTAAAAGTCGGTACATCATCTCAACAGTTAAAGCAAGAGATGGATACTTCGCAAAAAGCTATCAAAGATACTATCGAAAAAGTAAAAGATCTAGGTAAAGAAATTGAGAAACCTAAAAAGACTAAAATTGATAATTCTAACGCAGACAAGCAACTCAAAGATCTAGAAAATCATATCAAGAACTTTCAAAAGCCTAAATTAGAATTCAAAAGCTTTACTTTTGATAAACAAATAAAAGAAGTGAATTCTAAAACAAATAGCTTTAATAACACTTTACAAAAGGTTATTGGAAGTCTAGGAAAATTAAAGTCTAATGCTACTAATACTTTTAGTAACATGAAAAAAAGTATGGATGAAACAAAAGAAAAAGCCAGTCGCTTAGGAGATATTATTAAAGGTTCTTTAGTAGCTCAAGGTATATCTGGTGCAATTTCTGGTACTTGGAATTTAATTAAAACTGGAATAGGTGGAGCAATAGCTGAAGGTCTAAAATACAATAGATTGCAGCAGAATATGAAAGCCCAATGGACTACATTGGCAGGTTCAGCTAAAGAAGGGCAAAAGTTAGTAGATATGACTAACGAATTAGCTATTGCTGCACAAAATTCAACAGAAATGGTTAATGGATTAAACCAGCAATACTATTCTGTAACGGAAAACGCAAATAAAACTAGAGAACTGACTAAGGCAACATTGACACTACAAGATGCTTTTGGTAAATCTGATGCTGAAGTGCAAAACTTCTCATTGCAATTTTCGCAAATGATGGCTAACGGGAAAGCCAGCGCTCAAGACTTTTTATCATTTACAAATGTCTTTCCTAAAATGAAGGGTGAATTAGTAAAGTATGAGCAGGAAGTAAAGCATAATACATCACTGACTACTAAAGATATCAACGAAATGATTTCTAATGGTGAAATTAGTGCCGAAGATATGTTTAACGTCATGATGCGAATGCAAGATAAGTATAAAGATGCTACTAAAAACTTTGGTTCAACACTTGACGGAATGGCAAGAACTATAAAAGGGACTATGCCACGATTACTTGGTTCAATGACACAAGGAATGGCAGCTCAAGCTAATCCAATTTTTCAACAAGTTTCTAGTTGGGTAAGTGATAAGAAAACAGAAAAAAAGTTTGAAGAATTAGGTAAAACCATTAGTAAAGGTACATCATCTGTTATGGAAGCTATCCAAAAATCTATTGGTGCTAAAGATATGAACGATCTATTAGATAAAATGATGGATGGAATAACTAACGGTGTTGAAAAAATAGCTGACTTCTTATCTGAGCATGCAGACGATTTAATAACAGGCGGCAAAGCTATTTGGGATATCGTAAAAGCACTTGGTGAAGGTGTATGGGATAGTTTTGCAACGTTTTTAAGTATTTTAGGTAGCGGAGATGCTGGTGATTCAACAAAAACAATTGCTGACAGCTTAAAAGAGATTTCCAAGCATAAGGGAGCAATCGAAACTATTGGTAAGTTGTGGGCTACTTATTGGATAGCATCTAAATTCTTTAAAGTTGCTCAAGGGATATATAGTATTGCAGATGCCATTCAAATGATTGGAACAGGTAAATCATTAAAAGATTTAGGTGGCTTATCAGGATTATTCAAGAAAATACCTAAGAAAATAAAAATAAAGCCAACTGTTGAAGAAGGCGGAGTTCTAGGTAAATTCAAATCATTGGGATCTCGTGCAGCAAGTAGTTTTTCTAAACCTTTTAAAAGTATTGGTTCTAAACTTGGAGCAACTAAACTAGGTTCAAAAGTAGCTGGTATTTTTGAAAAAAGCGGAAATAGGGCTGGAACAAAATTTTTTGACAGTCTATTAACCAAGATAGGCGGAGAAAAGTTAGCTGGACTTGGAAAAGGTATAGGTGGAAAACTTGCTGCAGGTGCTGGAGTAGCTTTTTCTACTTTCGACTTATTTAAAGGGATAACGCAAAAGAAAGATAGAGCTATTAATCTCGGAAAAGGTATAGGTGGACTTTTGGGCGCAGGTATAGGTTTTGCCGTTGGAGGTCCAGTTGGAGCCAGTGTTGGTAATATGTTAGGTTCAGCCGTTTTTGGAGGAGTTGTTAAGCACTGGAAAGGTCTTAAAACTGAAATGGGTAAGATCATGAGTGGTGATTGGTCTGGCGTGTGGTCTGATGCTAAAAAGGGCTTTTCTAATATGGTAGATGGACTTAAAGATACCTGGGGTAAGACTAAGAATTTCTTTTCTGGTAAAGGTTTTAAAACTGACAAAGAAATTAAAGACTCTAAAGCGAAATCTAAGAAAAAGCAACAAGAAGATGTTGTCCCTGATTTTGAAGCACCAGTTACTAAAAAGCAATCTAAAGCTCAAATTGGATATATTAAAGATGTTGAAGCTGCTTTAAATGAATTAAAGAATAAGATAAAAAAGGCTGGTCTAGGTAAAGCAATGACTAGTCAAATGAATAGTATTAAAAAAGCAGTTAAGAATACTAAATTATCATCTTCATTTACAAGTTTAAAGAAGCAAATTGAAAATGTAACAAAATCATTTAATAATTCGAAGATTGCTAAAAATTTGGTTCAACATTAAAAGAGCTAAAAACTCAAATAAATAAAAATAATCCTTCAAAAGAACTAAATAAGATTGGAAAAGAATTTAAAAATTCTGCTAAAGCTGTTAGTGAAGTTGACAAACCAGTTAATAAATTAACTAGAACTTTAAAGAGTCTAGATAAGCAATTAAAGACTTTTAAAAAGGTAAATCCATTTGGAACTCTAAATAAAGACATAAAAGCTTTTGATTCAACCTTAAAGAAAGTATCTTTCGGAAAAGAATTATCTAAGCAAATGGATATAGCTAACAAAGCAATGGGTAAGAGTGGTTTTGTTGGTGATTTTAGTTCAATGGTTAAGTCAGTAATTAAGAGTTTGAAGTCATTTAAATCATCTTTTAATTCGAGCTGGAAAGCAGTTTGGAGTAAGGCTAGACCAACAATGAATAATTATTTAGATGATTTGCCAGGTGCCTTTTCTAAAAGAACAAATAAAATTTTAGACAAGCAAGAAGATTTTGAGAGTTCATTTAATAAATCTTGGCGTGGATGGTTGAATTATATTTCTAACAAGTTTAAATCAACTTTTGATGAATTACCAAGTAAGGCTCATACATCAATGAGCAAAATTATTTCTGAAATTAATAAAGGTATCAACTCTTTAAATTCAGTTATTTCAGCTTTTGGTGGAACTTCATTAAAAACAGCTTCTTATGCAACAGGAACGCCTAATGTTGCAGGAACTCACCCAGGCGGATTAATGACTGTAAATGATGATGGCTCAGCTGATCCAAGAGAAATTATCATGCGTCCTAATGGTGATATGTTCATGATGAATGGGCGTAATTTAACAATTTGGGGTGAACCTGGAACAACAGTATTTAATTCAACTCAATCCAAATTCATTAGTAGAATGATGAATATTCCGAAGTATGCTGATGGAACAGATAGTAGTTCTGATATGCTTGACTACATCATGGAACACGCAGAAGAAATTAGTAAAAATTCGCTACCATTCTTGAATAAACAATGGAAAAAAGCAGTTAATTTCACTCGTGGTTCAGAATTTTATCAAAAATTCGGTAATGCATTAGGAAGTGGCTTCTTAAAAGCTATCCAAAATCCATTTAAAAAGATGATTGAAGAAAGTGATGTAGCTGCACCTGCTGGAAGTGGTGTTGAACGCTGGAGACCACAAGCAATTAGAGCTTTAAAGATGTTAGGATTATCAACTTCATTAGTTGGAAAGGTATTAAAACAAATTCAAACAGAATCCGGTGGAAATGAGAAAGTAACGCAGCAAGGAGCCGATCCTGATGGAGATGGTTCAGGTCCTGCTATAGGATTGATGCAAACTAAACGAGGAACGTTTAATCAATATGCTTTAGCCGGACACCATAATATCTTTAATGGTTTTGACAATATATTAGCTGGATTGAATTACGCTAAAAGTAGATATGGTAGTAGTTTATATTTCTTGGGTCAAGGTCACGGATATGCTAACGGTGGGGAAATTACACAAAAAGAATTGGCTTGGATAGGAGATAATGCACAACAGCATGAATTTGTGATAAATCCATATTCTGCTAGTTCTATTCCGCTAACAAATAAGCTTATAGATACTATGTCTAATGTTCGCCCAGAATTAAAGAAGAGCGGTACAGCTTCTAATTTAGATAAAGTTATCAATATTTTGTATACAATAGCTGATAACGTTAAGAATATTGATTTACAGCCAGTTGTTAATATTGATGAGAATGCTAAAGCAATTAATAAGTATAATGCTAAAAATCTAATGTTGAGGAGGGGATAATTTGAAAGTTTTTTCTAGTAAAAGCAATAGACCACAAGCCTATAAATTTGAAAAACCTACTCAAACTACTAGAAATAGTTTAGGATTTGATCCAATTGAATTTGCTATAAGTTTAGATGGTGAAAGCTGGTTATCATGCTATGATAATTCTGATTTGGATAACGTATATTGTTATGATTTCGATATCCCAATTGCCGTACAATCAGATAATTTACAGAAATTGGGGATTAATGATGGACAAAGAATTATTTCAAGTTCATATGAAACTAGAGAATTAAAAATGAATGTAGTATTTCATGGATTAGATGAAAATGATACTAAATTAGCTATTAATGAGTTACAAAGATTTTTAACAACCAGAGATGGAATGTGGATAACTTGGAATAATTGGGGTCAACGTTGTTATTATGTAAAACTTAAGCAAATTACACCTTCTATCTCAAGTATAAGAGATTTTACAGCAGAAATTGTATTTACTGACTTAATAGGATTAAGTAGAACTATTGGTGATACGTCTGACTTATCTAATTTAGTTTATGGATTTGGCAATAAGATTATTCGTGATATGAGTTATACTTTCAAAAATAATAGTTTTGAAGTTTATAATCCTAGTGATATTTTAATAGATCCAGAAAGAAGAGGGCATCCATTAAAAATAATTTTATCTGGGTCAAGTAATGGTGGAATGAAAATAACTAATAAAACGACAGGAGATTATATTACTAGAAAAGGTAATTGGTCTGGAATATGGAAATTAGATGGTGTTAATCCATATCTTAATAATACAAATGATGGTATTAATACAGATCATGGGGTTATCACACTACAAAAAGGATACAATACCTTTCAAATTGATAATTTTGCTGGTTCCATTAGTTTTGAATTTCCGTTTTGGTATTTATCATGATTGAACCAGTATTAATTAGAGATAGAGCTGGAGAAAACGAGGAAAGGGTGTCTTTCTCTGATTTATACAGCTCATTTCAAGAAACTTGGGAAGTAAATAATACATTTCAAATAGATTTAACATTAACGTATACAGAAGACTATAAGAAAGTATATAATCTAGCTCAAGCTGCTTCATATGTTGTTTATAAAAATCAGATGTATTCAATAGAACAAATAGAAACTACTATAGCTACTAATTTACTAACTAAAAAAATTACTGCTAAACATATTCTATTAGAGAAATTGAAAAATTTACGTGTAGATGTTGATCCATCAAAGCCAACAGAAGATACTACTGATAATCAAGATACATTAAGCAATTCAACAAATGGAAATACAACAACAGTTGTAAAAGCAGACAAATACATTACAGTCTCTTTGAAAGATTGCTTGGATAAATTTTTTAATTCTAACGATCAAGGCATATCTTACGCTTTACATGGTAGTTTTCCATCAATTCAAGTTGAAGTATCTGGTTCGTGTTTAGATTGGTTAATATCTAATTTATCTGAATTTCATGCTGTATTTGTGCCTAATGGTAATAGATTAGATGTATATTCAACTGATGAATTTAAAAAGAACAGCGGTAAGACATTTAGATATTTACACAATACAGATAATATTGATTTACAAGTTGATGTAAATGAATTAAAAAATTCAGTTCATGTTGTTGGTGGAAAAGTTACTAAAGAAGTTACAACAACCAACACTGAAACTATAAATGCTGGAAGTGGAGGAGCTAGTAAAGTAGTAGAAGATGCTAAGAAATATCTAGGAATACCTTATGTTTGGGGCGGAAAAACGCCATCAGGTTTTGATTGTTCAGGATTAGTAGCATATATTTATCATGATTTTGGGATAAACATACCTAGTTATACAGTTGATATGGAAAGTTATGGCACTGATGTATCACTAAATAATATTCAGTGTGGAGATATGTTATTTTGGGGTCCGCATGGAGCTTCATATCATGTTGCTATGGCGTTAAATTCTACTGATTTAATCATGGCACCACAGCCAGGAGAAAATGTTCGAATTCAAAAAATAAGTGCTTGGAGACCTGATTTTGCTAAACGTAATCAACAAATGGCAAGTATTGTATCTAAACAAGATACAGATACAGAAACTAGCACAGATACTTCAAGTAATGACGAATTTCTAATTAATTATACTTATACTGATAATAATTCCGTAAGTAAATATGGATTAAGACGTTCTGAACTAATGGAGGTTGATTTTATTAGAGATAAGAATGTGATGGATAATTATTTGAAATCAAAATTACAAGTTGAACCATTGATAACTTTATCATTAAGCTATTGGGGAGAAAAAGATTTCCAGATGGGAGAAGTTAGAACTCTGATAGCTAGAGAAATGAATATTGTAAATGAAGTACAATTAGTTGCATATTCTGTTAATCCATATTCTGAAAATTCTGATTCCACTCTAACTTTTAATAATGCAGGAACATATATGAAAGATGTTAATTTAGCACTTATGAAAGATATTAAGGGAATATCAACTAGGGTAACCTCTTCTTATAGCAATAGTTTTTCTAGAAATGAAGATGCATACGTTAATATTAATGATCCTGATTTAGCTAAGTGGGTGTCTGATTATGTTGGAGGTTAGAAAATGAACTGGTTAGATTTATTGGCAGAAGCACTTAGAAAATTAACTACTAAAGAATTACCTGGACTGCAAAAACAAATGTATGCATATATTGATAGTAAACATAGAGAGACTATTAAATACATTGACGATAAACTCAACAACAACACTCCAACAAATCCAGATACACCTAAACCACAACACATTGGCAAGATTATTGATGTCTCAGAATGGCAAGGTATAATTGATTGGCCTAGCGTGATAGCTGATGATGTTACTTTGAGTATTATCCGAGTTCAACATGGTTCTGCTCACCAAGATTTAAAGTATATGGAGAACTTACAGAAATGTATCTCAGCAGGTGGAAAGTATGCGGTGTATGCATATTTTGCTGCTACATCTACATCAGACGCTCAACAAGAAGCAAGAGATTTTTATAACAGAACGCAACAGGTTGTCGCAGGTAAGCAACAGCCTATTTTTTATGCGATTGACGTTGAAAGCATCGAGATGAGTGGAGATGTTACTCAGATGAGAGCTGGAGTTGAGGCTTATATGTCACAACTCAATGCTTTAGGTGTGCCAGATAACAAGATTGTGTTGTATATTGCTAATCATTTGTACGATAAATTCAATCTGAATGTAGCACGTCCTGGTGCAATTTGGATACCAAGTTACGGACAAAATGACGGGACATTGGCTAATAGTTTAAAACCTACACATCCATATGATTTACATCAATTTACAAGTAAAGGTAGCGTTAAAGGTATATCTGGAAATGTAGACATGAGTGCAGAGCCAAGCGAGAAGTTTAAGGAGTTGATATTTAGTGCTTAGTTGGAGCGGTGATATACATGAATTTTTAAGTGTATATCAGAAGAATATGACGGACTTTCAAGATAAGATTAATAGTCATTTAAGTTGGTTGAATGATGATTTGTATTTAGATAATGATTTTAGATTAGCTTTAATCATTCAGAAACTAGATGCAAGTTTTTCAAGACTTTTGTATAACCAAATTTGCGAGAATACAAGATTAATTAATATCATCTTGAATAAATTATCAGGTTTGTTAAACGAGTCTGATTACCAAGAGTATGATGATTTGGGTAATTTGATAACAGTATCTTATAAGGCTTATTTAGATAATAAGTTAGAGTTAGACAAGGATAACTTCAATAAATATTATCAACAACTTCAAGCTATTTTAGATAAACTAGCGAAGTTTAAACATGATAATGTTAGTGAACAATATTTGAAAGGTGGTGAGAATTAATGGCAGTAGCGAATAACCAATATATCAATTTTGATTTGTTAAGATATCAAAATGAAGTACTGGATATTACAAATAAGTTTAAAGGACGTGTTGGAGATACACAGGACTACATTAAGTTATTTGTGACGTCAAACAGTTATCCAGTAGATTTACGTGGAATGAAGTTATTATTTGGTGGTGTGGATCCAAAACAACAAGCACATAGGCACTATTTAGATTTTAGAGCAGACCAAAAAAGTGATAACTTACAACAAGGACGCTGTACAGTCTATTTTGATGAGAATACTTTTAATGCTGAAGGTGTGTGGGAACAAGCTTATTTCAAGTTCATTGACGCAGAAGGTAATACTGTATCAACGGTCGATATGGTTTTAAAAGTTATGGATGACCGTTTTTATGCCGCAGTAGGACAAACAGCAAATATTACAGTAGCTGAATTTAAGAAATTAGTTGAACAATTAACAGAAAAGGAACAAGAAGCTGAAAAGTTATTCAATTCCTTGTCTGCAGATGCAAAAGCTAAATTTCAAGCAGTCTATGATGACTATAAGAAAACAATTGAAGAAGCTTATGATGCAATCTTCAATGCTCAAACAGGGCTTAAAGTAAACTACACTAGATTGCAAGAAACGGCTCAACATATTCAAGAAACCTTACGACAAGCACAATTCCACGATAGACCGTTTCAATTCGATACAGTCGCAATCATGAAAAAATATCTTGAGTTACAAGATGGAGATTTAGTGATTACAAGTGGCTGGGATAGTAAAGATGACGGTCATGGTAATATGTGGCAAGTCCGAGCTAAGAAACGTAATGAGACACCAGATGAAATTAATGTGATTGCCTTACAATCTGGTTATGTAGCAGAACGTAACCTAAGTATGATTTCAGCGGATAGCTTAGAAGATATTATGTACGGATATTCAATCAAGATTGTACATAATCAAAAAGACTATCCTAAACCAACCGTTTTCTACTATGAAAATGCACTTGGTACTGAAACAGGTGGACTTGGTTCTGGTTCATTTGGTGAAACATTAACTAAGTTAGTTCCTTGTGAGGCAGAGTATACGGATAATAACTCAATTATTGTACGTATACCACGTAATTTCTATATGAACGCTAAACCGTACTACAAGTATGGAGATTGGTATTTAATCAGCGGAAACAAAACGATTAAGATTAGTTTGGGTAACGTTGATGATAGTGCTGCTAAAACTGGAGACGGTAAAGGCAGCAGTTATCTATCAAATACCACAGGCTATTTTAATTACCCAACAGCTCCAAGCGATTTAAGAGCTGTTTATGTAAATGACACAACAGAGAGATTAGAATGGAGGTAAGTAATATTGAAGTATTATATCTATCAAGGGCTAGGTGATAGTGGAGAATTAACCAAGATTGCCGAAGTAACTGATGTAAAAACGTATACTGCAACAGGACTTGAAGCTAATACGAAATATCGTTTTGCAGTATCTGCATATAATGGTTTACGTGAAAGTGCTAAGTCTAATATCATCACAGTTACAACAGCACAAATTCCAGTACAATCTATTACACTAGCTATTAGCAAAACATCATTTGAAGTTGGAGAAACCGCTAAGATAACTGTTACAGTAACACCGCCTAATCAAACAAGTGGAACACCTACTTTAGCAAGTACAAACACTAAAGTAGCTACTGTAGACAACAGTGGTAATCTTAGAGCGGTTGCAGTAGGTACAACGACAATTACAGCTACACTAGGCGACAAGACTTCAAACATGTTGACTATTCAAGTTTATGAAGCATTAGTTAATGTAAGCAATTTGACTTCAAGTAATGTAACTGCAAATTCAGTTACTTTGAGTTGGACGTGATGTAGATGAAATACAACATTTATCAAAGAGATATATTAGTAGGAAAGACTGATAGTACAAACTATATTATTGATGGTTTACAACCATGTACAAGTTATAGAGTAGCTGTTGCGCCTTACGATGATACTCACGAGAGTAAACGCACTGAGATTACTATTAAAACTAGAGGAATAAGATTAATTATTCCAACTAGTTTAACAGTTAATTCAATAATTACGCTTAATTATCAGGAATATAGTTTAGGCTTAATCCCAATTGGGACAGAGCCATCTGGTATGTTCGGCGGTGGAAATAAGAGAGACATTCAAGCTAAGATTATTAGCGTGGATAACGGCAAAAGTACGGTTGAGTTACTAGGTAAATTAGAGCAAGATACTACTACATTATCTGGCAGGATAAATATGGTTAAAAAGTCAAATTTTGATTATAGTACTGATTTAGGTGGATGGTATGCTGCAAGTGAATATGGAAGTGACTTTTATCGTACTACTACTGCTCCAAAGCCAGATGAAATGAGTTCTAACTATTGTCTTGCTTCTGGCACTCGTGACGTATTTGAAGATAATAATATATTTCCTGTTGTGAGTGGTACTAAGTATTATATTTCTGCTTGGGTTTATACAAGTCAAAAGTATTCTGGCCAAGTTGGGTTATGTGTCAAAAATAGTAATAATAACAACATGACATATCTGGGAGTAACAGTACCTAAAGATAACCAAAATAGATGGATTAAGATAAAAGGTACAATCACAATACCTAATGGTTATAATATTGCACAACCGTGGTTACAGGTTGAAAAGCAAGTGAAAGATAATGAAAAATTATATTTCACAAACATACAAATTATAAATTCAACAGATTTACCTTATTTTGCAGACAACACACAAATGAATAGATTACAAGATGGTAGCTTTGCAGCCTTTAATGGTTACAGGGCTATTTATTTTAGACAATAAAGAAAGAAGGAATACTCATGGCAATAAATTTTGATCCAATTTTTTCTGGTATGCAAAACGGGCCAGAAAAGATTAAAGAAAATTTTGATAAAGTTAACAATGGTTTGGGTTGGGGACCACAACAAAAATTTTTGAATCTAAATGGGATGACTGGCAATTTCGATTATTACAGAATCAGAAATGACGGTAATGAAGTTTTAATTACATTGTATGTTACTGGTGATGGTACTGGTTCATGCTATTTACCAACATCTATTTCAAAAAGAATTGGATATAGTTTATCTATGCAAATTGTGGGACGTACAGATAACAATGGAATTGGTTTTATGAACATTAATACCGATACTGGTAAATGTACTTTCCACAAACCAGACGGATCGGGAATGTATATTCAAGCGCTAGTTCCATTAGTGTAGATTTTAGGAGGTAGTAAGTAAATGAAACAAGTATATTTTTATGATAATGAAACAAAAGTGTTTAATGGTTATGATGTGATTGAAGATACTGCTGAGATTCCAGCTAATGCTACAACAGTAGAGCCGGTAGATAGTAATGGTGTTGGTTTGTATGATCCAACATGGAACGAAAGTACACATTCTTGGGATAGTTTGACGGAAGAAGAATGGAAGAAGAAACACACTGTTCCAGAAGTTAAACCAGAGCCAACGCAAGATCAACAAATGTTGGCAACTTTGACTAAGCAAGTTATGCAATTACAAGTAGCGAATGTGCAACAACAAAAGGTTAATGCAAGTTTAACAAAACAATTAATGGATCTAAATAAGGGAGGAAATTAAGATGATTGAAGCAATGTATACAATGTTTAAGGAATATTACTCACTAGGATTATTTACAGTTGATGATTGTCGTTTAGCTGTTCAAGTTCATTATTTTGGCAAGGAGCAATTTAAGGAAATTACAGGTGTTGATTATGACGTACCAACTGTAGCTCCAACAGTTTAAGATAATGAAAGGGTGGGTGGGTAGGAGTAAAAATAAAAGGAAGTGACTATATGTGCATACATTACTAGGATATTCCTGGGCGGAGATAGCGTCAATCTTGGCGGTAATTTCCGTCCTTTTTAGTGGAATCTATTGGCTAGTAAATCATGGTAGCAAGGTTTTTAATAAAAACATAAATTCGGTATTAAAGCCTTTTTCTGAACAATTAAGAACGTTGAATACTAATATTCAAAAGTTAAATGCTAGTTTTGATAAACAACAAGCGAATTTTGAACGTTTAGAAAAACGAGTTGATGAACATGATAGAAGACTAGATAGACATCACGAACGAATTAAAACATTATTTGAGAAGGGAGAAGAATAGATGAAAGTAATTAATGATATTATCGAATGGCTAGTACAGACAGGGCTTTTATCTGTACTGGCTATTTTTTTACTCAAGCAACTCAAGCCAGTCTTAGATAATAAGGCTGAACATGCATCCACCGAACAATCACGAGCATTGTGGACGTTGCTTGAACAGGTGGCAGACATGGCAGTTACTAGCTTAGTCAGTCAAGATAAGACTGGTAGAGAAAAATTTGATGAAGCTAGTATGATTGTTAATGATGTTATGAAGAAACAAGGCTATAAGCTAGACTCTAAGACCATTCACACCGCCGTTCAATCAGCTTATGAAAAGTCGGAATTAACACCAACAGTTAAGATTAAGGAGGACAAATAACATGGTTATGTACACAGTAGACGTTTACTCAGGGTCAGATGATTATATTATTCGTGATCCACATGCTCAAGGGGTTATCGTTAAAGCTACTCAAGGGACAGGATACGTTAATCCTAAATGTAACCACCAATGGGACTTGGCAGGACAATTAGGTAAGAAACGTGGCTTGTATCACTATGCTAGTGGTGGTAATCCAGTAGCAGAAGCACAATATTTTATCAATAATATCAAGAACTATGTAGGTCAAGGTATGTTAGTGATTGACTGGGAAGGTTACCAAAATTCAGCATTTGGAAATACTAACTGGGTTCGTCAATTTGTAGATGAAGTACACCGCCTAACTGGTGTATGGTGTGTCATTTATGTTTCAGAATCTGCTTTATGGCAAGTAGCCAACTGTGCAAAAGATTGTGCAGTTTGGGTTGCCAAGTATGCATCCATGAACTGGAACTCTTGGACGGTACCAAACATGAATGTGTCTAGTGGTGCTTTTGGTTCTATTGCTGGTTGGCAGTATACTGGCGGCGATATGGACCGTTCAATCTGGTATTTGGATGCGAATGCTTGGGATAAGTTTGCTAAACCTGGAGCAAAACCACAAAATGAAACACCTAAACCAGTTCCAGCTCCTAGCCAAAACAGTGCTAAGTATGACTCATGGACTGATGATTTAGGGGTTAAGTGGTTTAAGGAAGATGGTAAGTTCACAGTAACAGTTGATGAAGGTATCGTTTTACGTTGGGGAGCTACAACAAACTCAAGCAAGATTGCAGTACTACCAAAAGGCTCAGTAGTTGAATACGACGCCTTTGCGCATACTGGGGGATACGTATGGATTAGACAACCACGTTCAAATGGTTATGGCTATCTACCTACTGGACGCAGTGCAAACGGAAAACGTGTTGATTATTGGGGCAAATTTGAATAATAAAAATTAAAAAAATGGCGTTTTTTTAACAATAGCAAGCTAAAATCAGTGTCTAAAATTAAAAAATCGCCGTTTTTTAACAATAGAGTCTACCTTGAGGGGTAGGCTTATTTTTTTGTGCTTTTTTTCTTTGGATTTTTAGGATTTGAAATCCGTAAATTATTATTAAAAAAACAAACTCCATTCAAAAGGTGGAGTTTTTATATTTGAATACGCATTGAATACGTTACTCAGCAAACCACAGAAAATTACAGAAGACTAAATAACGTATTTTGTGTTAAAATGCTAGTTACAGAAAGCCCTGGAAAGTTTCGGAAAATTATGCAATCAAAAGGAATATTTGGTAAAATAAGATTATAGTTTTATTTAAAAATTAATGATTATTAAGGAGAGTTCAAATGGCGGATTCAAACCAATTTAATTTATCAGACCATGACTATGCGACAAAAGAGTTATCTAACTCATTGATAAGCAAAATAGAATATTTAAAGGTTTTAAACGATGCTATTGACGAGAAAGACGACCGATTAGTTTATCAATTAATAGACGGTCAACGCTACTCCAAAGAAATTTTAAAAGCAAAACATAGCGTAGCAGATATAGAAAATGAAAGTTTAATTTTAGATGTTCATGATAAAATAAGTGCTTTTTTGAGTAAAAAGTTAATTACTTATTTACGTGAAATGTATCCATTCTTTTATTTCGAAGAGATAGGTGTAGGGCGTTTTCAATTTTATTTTGGAAATTGGTGGGGACGACGCTTATTTGGTGAATTAGATGTATTGAATGTCGAATTCAAATTTAATGCTGAAGAATACGAAAAGTTATCTCGAGCATTTGAATTAGAAGTAGAGAATAAAAGATATAATACAGATGAAATTAATAAAATTTCTGAAGAGACAGATTCTTTACAAGAATTAATAGACGGACAAGACAGTCGTGATCAACGTAAAGATGAAATAAGAAAAGAATTGAAGAGACAGTCTCAGGAAAAAGTAAGTTTTTGGGAGCAATCTAAACAAAAGGAACAAAGACAAAAGTTAATGTCAGAGTTATCAAAATTAACTGATTTAGATGAAGCAGCAAATAATGCGTATCAAAAGATCCGTGAAAACGAAGAAAAAGTTTTGAATTTATCGAAAGAAGATACATTATTGGGCTACGAAAAGCAAAGTATTATTACAAAGTTTGGTACATTTGAAAACTTTATTGACCATAATAATTCTCTATATCGTGATTATATTGCTGATTTAATTGCAAGAAAAGGGAGAGTAGATTAG